ATAGTATGTGGCACCAATTACGGTGTCACAATACTTTTGCCAGAATCCAAATTCAAGTTTGTATAACCATTCTTGACTGGAGACCTTGAAGTAAGCGTCCCAATTCACAGACAGAGCGGATGCTCTGCGTTCGGCAGCAGGATCGTAAAAGATTATATCATTCACGGTCGCTGTTGATATGCGTTGGTAGGGTACACTCACCTTATTGTCTCCTTAGTATATCTGAACTATCTTCTTGATTAGTCTTGGACAATATTAATTGCGCCACCGCGACGAAGATCGCCCACACCAGATCCGAAGTAGCCCACGCCAGTTAGCCAGATTTGTAGACCACCAGGCACTTCGCCTTGCTTCAGAGAAAGACCTTCCTTCAACACCGTGAACACAGCGGAGTCACCGAAGTAAGCACCGACAAGAACCGAAGTAGAAGCGGCACCAGAAACAGTACGACTTGCTGCAGGTAAGAAGGTAGTGAACATCACGGTACATCCGTAGACATTCTCAATCTTGCCGCTGGTCAACAGTTCGTTACCCAGAGCAGACAGATTAGATCCACCTGTTTGAGAAACAGCACCGCCGGTCAGTTCAGCCAACAGACGAGTCAACGAAGAACCAGATTGTCCTGCTGTAACGCCAGTAACGAAACCGTTGCTGTCAAGCACGATCATTGGGTTACCGGGCATACGAGCCACCTTGAACGCTTGCTTGACATTGCGAACAAGTTCAAGAATAGTGCGTGAAGTGAAACCAGTTGTGTCACCAGTAGTACCAACGAAACCAGCAGGTAGAACTTCCATAGCGCCAAGTTGTAGCGGACGAGCAAAGCCGTCAGCCGGAGCAGCGGTATAGTTTGTGTTACCAGGAGTTGCCTTGAATGCCGTGAAAGCAGCAGCAACACGCTGATCAACCTTTTCAGCGAACGACTCACCAAGTTCTGCACCAAGAGTTGCAGCCAATTGGAACGAAGTTGTCCAGCCGTAGAAAATACCGAATGCGGTTTGGGCAACTGCTGGAGTAGCGGTGATGCTACCTTGAGTCAATGCAGGGTTTTGAACCACAGCATCGCCAGAATAAGTTCCACCTGAACCTGATTCGTTATAATTTTGGTAAGTAATTGGTGCGAAGTTCGGCACCAAGAATGTATTACCTTGTGTTGGGGTTACGACATTCGTAAGATTGACGAGTCCCATTGATTCGTGCATTGCACGAAGAGCGAAATTTGAAATTGCAGTTGTGAAGCCAAACGCTTCACCATTGCTACCACCGAGTGTATACGCCACGATATGTTTCCTTTAAAAAATGTTGGCATCAGAGTATTTTTTGACTTGTTCCAGATATTGTTGCTGATACAGTAGTCCCCTTTAGACCAATGTTCTTACCAAGACCGTTGCGTTGAGCCCATGCGTTGAACGCAGCAGGATCTTTGCTATAGTCTGGTATGCCGTCTTCTTCGGCACCAGCGAACTTACCTTGACCAGGTCTTAAACCTGAACCACCGGGTAGATTACTCTGTTTCAGAAGTTTAGGGTTTCCCTTTGCGACTTCTTGAACTAACCCTGTGATTGTTAGCGGATTGCCGTCAGAACCATATCGTTCTTGACCCTTTGCGTTTACGATGTTGTAAGTGCCGTCGTCGTTCCATTGAACGGATGACTTTACCTTAGTCAATGCGTAATCTAAAAGATCGTTGTCAAACTTATCTCCCATGGCCCGCTGAATATCTGTGTCTAAGTCCCTCTCCCTCAGTGCCTGATCCTTGCGATTCAGATCCTGTTGAAGTTTATTAAACTGTTCATGCAGATCATTGTTAGTAGTTCGTCCAGAACTTCTTGCCTGATTGCTCTCTACTGGTTGTACGGAACCGCCGGAGTTTTGAGTAGCAGATACTCTTGTTACATACGCAAGAGCGGCTTCAACTGATTCAAACTGTTGTCCAGAAGCATTGCTTAGGGCGTTCAGCAGCGAACTTGTTGTACTCTTACGAATTGCACCAGGATTTACCTGTGTCTCGTTTCCACTTTCATTCTGTGTGGTTGCAGGGCTATCGTTGCCAACGATTTCGGATATGTTATCCATGTGATTTGTTTCTTTCTGATTATACGTAATCAACGAGTTGTAGTAACTATTTATACCTGGTTAGGCCAATTGGTTTACTATCTATGTTACACTTCAGCGACGAACAGCGAAATAAGCCGCTGGGTAGTAACCACCCACATCCCGTACTTAAACGGTCCTAAGGATGTTCTTATCACCTCCCGATGTTGAGTCCCGCAAGTTGGACCGCCACGGCCTGCTGGGGGTAAAGAGACATTCCAGTATTAACAATCGGTGTTCCTGCTCCACCTAACAATGAGGAGTTGTCTCCGCCTTCAGTTCCTTCTTCTATGTTCTCTTTGGCATCTGACCCAATTGGTATTTCTGTGCCGATGTCGCCACTGGAAACTTCATTTTCTTCTTCTGTCATCAATGCCCGAATAGCCGGATCTTGAATAGTGGCAATGAATGCGTCTTGATATTCTTGTGCAGATTCATCTGGTGATAACATCGCAATCATTTCCTTGACAATCATGGCATCAACCAATGGATTCATCGGTGCAAGTGCTTTGGCGCTATTCATCAACGCCATTCTGTACGCGGTGTCATGTGCTTCATAGTCAGTGTTATAGTTGATCTGACCTGCCCAACGGACGCCCATGAATCTGGCAACGAATGTCCAGATCATACCTTCTGTGATTTCCATCAGACGGGCTTTACTCTTTGCAATTCTGTGTAGTTGTTTGCGTTCGGCAACGATAGCAACGCCGGATTGTACGGAATTCTTGCTGTTGCGTAACCCACCGAGACCAGTTAGTGCTTCTATCTGTTCCAGAATATCTTTCTGCGCTTCAATGATACTGGAGACATCACCAGTATCAACTTTGATTGCTTCTACTTGACCCATAGTTGCACGGACAATAGCACCGGCGTGTACAGGGATTGAGATACCTTTTTCAGCACGGATCAGTGTGTGTGCCATTTGTAATGACGAATACTTTTCGCATTCAAGTTTGTAGTATTCGCGCATGGCGTCTGAAGCGGCGTCAATGTCACTGACACCAAGATCCATAATGCGTGGATCTTTACGACCATAAGCAATGAATAACGGCAGACACATACCCGGTGGAAAGTATCCTTCACCAGTGAGTGTGGCATTGTCGTCTAACTTTGTACCAGACGCTGTTTTTTCAACTTCGTATGACTTCCATGATGAAGGAGTTGTTGAATCACCTAAGTAATAGCACTTTATGGTGTAGCAATCGTTATCTTCAAACTCTTTTACCTTCACATAACTGACCATCGGTCTTCCACCGTAATACTCAAAGTCCCAATCCCATACATCAAGTGGACTGATACTGGCAACATAAGGTCTGCCAAGGTTACCTTCTTCTTCTTGAGGCATATCCACTGCAACCCAGCAATGACCGAAGATACTTGTAAGATCGCCAACTTGTTCCATGAAGCCATTGAGTGAACGATTTCGGCAGTCGGCATCTTTCAGAAACAAGTCAGACCATTCAGTTGCTTCTGGACTGATCTTACCACCTGCTTCAGTACAGAACATGATTGATCGTTTGATGCCCGGTTCAAAGAGAACATCGTTGATGGTGTCAACAATATAGCGACAGATTGGTTGAGCGACGGTGTTGCCGATCAAATCAATGTACAGAGTAGAATCTTCTGATGGGCGCTTGCGTCTTGTTGTTTGTTTGAAATTCAGACCCCCCAGGTATGCTGACTCGTAATTCATCATCTGACGGTAAATGCTTTGGTATAGAGCATTTTTTTCTAAAAGTTCTTTGTTTCTCATGGACATTTCCTTATGTTGTATTTATACCAGGATGCTTGCACGAAATGTGTCTGGGCATCATGTTCCTTGGTATCTGCCGTATGCAATACGGACATTGTTTTGTTGGAGTTTTAGATCCAAGTGGTCTGCCGAATGGTTTGTTCGGATCAATTGTTCTTGTGGCAAACACTTCTTTTTTAGTGCCGGTATATAAATGATTTGGATTGACACAAGCGTGGTTCTTACAGGTGTGAAGAACGCACTTATCCTCAATGTCCATACCATTAAGTTCTGCTGAGACGCGATGAGTTGTTCTCATTTTTGTTTCGCTTTTAGATATATGTTCTCGGATCATTCCATATCCGATGTTGTTCTTGGCGCCTTGCCATATCCAGCAATCGCCTTCTACTTTTATGTTGTGGTATAATCTGTATTCTATTCTCATATCGTCTCCTTGTTATATCTATTTAGTCCTGTATGATAAATATAGATATTAAGAAACCATATAATCCGGTGCGTCATCGTTCTCACCCATAATCTCTTCCCATGTAGGTCCGCCCTTAAACAACGGTGAATGTGGCATATGATCAAGTCCTGGTTGATTCAATCGGGCGTATCTCTGGTCAGTTGTCACATACTCGGCAATGCCAGTATCAGAATGTTGTATCGGGAATAGGTGATGGATACCATATCGTAAACAATCACCAAGACCGTCAATGAAGGCATACTTATCGTTATACTTCACCAATTTCTTTCTGGTTCCGTCTTCGTAATGATAACTTTTCATCGCCTCAATGAGTTTTGTGGCATTGATATCAACAATGAGACCACCACGAGCAATGAACGCATTACTGGTGTTGTCTGTGTCGGATATCAGTGGGTTTGCCTTATTCTGATTCATAATCTGAAAGCCATACTTCTCCAACAGAATTCGGTCAGTCACGCCGAATGGACTCGTTGTGTCGCGGTTAAGAGCCGTGCCCGACATATCTATGATACTCCAGATTCTTCTCTTAGGGAAGTCTGCTCTAATAGTTTGTGCCAGTTGTTCTGTTCCGCAATTGTCAATGGTGTATGCTTTTAGAATCTCAATTGTTCCTGTAGCGGTGTGTGGTTTATTAACACGGGCAATGATCGATGTGGCAATGCGTTTGTTGAAGTCGGCAAAGTGATACAAATCACCACCGGTATCATGGACAATACCAGTATGTGACTCTGGTTTGAACGCATAGTAGAACATGTCCGATACTTGTTCCCAACTAACAAGATAATCTTGCGCGAACTTCATTGGAGACAGGATCTTCTTCTGCTCGTTGATGAACGACATATTCCCAGAGCGCATTTGTTTGTAGTCATAGTGACGGACAATGAATGTGTCCGGATTCTGTTGTGCTGTTCTGAACAAGTCGTATAGCGGACCGGCACCATATGGTGTGCTAATAATGATCATCCGTCCAGGTGTATCATTAGATCCGATCTTCGGTCTTAAACGGTTAGTGATTTCCTGTAGTGATTCCTGATTATATAGAGATGCTTCATCCAGAATAGCAATGCCAATGTTCATACCACGGAGATTTTCACGGGTCTCTGCTGATTTACATCTGAGATAAACGCCACTGGGGAACTTAATTGTTAGGTCACCGTTGTTAATGGCATCGTCCTTGATACCAAAGTATTCTTTGCAAGAGCGGGTTAAAGACGGCCAGATTAATGTCTTGATCATTTC